AACAGTTGGAATGATACCTATGGCGGAGCTAATAAATTAAATGATGTTGCATTAATTGATGGTGGTTTTGATGTTAAGGAAATTGGAATGAATCCGGAAGATGCGCAATTTATTGGATCGCGTGAATTTTCAGTTAATGAAATTGCAAGGTATTTTGGTTTGATCATGGATTTATTGGCAACCGATAAAAACCCAACCTATGCATCAGCAGAACAAAGAGCAATTGATTTTATAAAATATACAATGACACCCTGGCTGGTAACATGGGAAAGTGAAGTTAACAGAAAATTATTTAATGAATCTGAAAAATCAGATTATTATTCAAAATTTACATTGGAAGGATTATTACGCGGAGATGCAAAAGCCAGGGCGGAATATTACAAGGATATGTTTTATATCGGTGCATTAAACCGGGATGAAATACGAGCATTGGAAGAAAGAAATAAAATAGTTGGCGGTGATAAATATTATTTGCAAACCAACATGGCAGAAGCAAATGATTTAGAAAAAATACATGATAAAACCAAATCATAAATGGAAACAAAAAACAAAATATTACAGCGTTTTTCTGATTGTGAAATAAAAGTGGAGCAGCGCGAAGATGGCGAAGAAACCAGGAAAATTACAGGATATGCAGCTGTTTTTAACAAATGGTCCAATCCCCTGGGAATGGATGGCTGGTTTAGGGAAAAAATTGATGCGCGAGCATTTGATAATGTTTTAAATGATGATGTTGTTGCGGTTTTTAACCATGATAATAATATCATTTTAGCCAGGAATAAAAAAACATTAAATCTTTTAATTGATGAAATTGGTTTGCGCTATGAATTTGATGCACCTAAATCACCAAATGGAGATAATATTTTGGCAGCTGTTGAACGCGGGGATATTGTTGGATCATCATTTAGGTTTATTCCTAAAACAACACAATGGCAACCAAGTGATCAAGATGGAATTGAAGAAGATAGAACAATTACTGAAATCAGTAATTTAATTGATGTTGGACCGGTAACTTTTCCGGCATATCCGGACAGCACAGCCAGCGCAGATATGCGTGATTTTGAAGCTGCTAAAAACGAAAGAAAACAACCGGATCAATGGCAAAGAAAAATAAAAGAACAGGAGTTAAAACTATATAAATAAAAGAGTTTTTAATTAATAATTATTATGAAAACAAGTAAATCGTTAAATGAATCAAAAGCTGCCGTATGGGAACGCGCCCAGGGGCTTGTTGATGCTGCAAAAGCAGAAGAACGCGAAATGAACACAGAAGAAATAAAAAATTATGACAGTTTGCTTTCAGAAATGAACAGCATGGATACTGAAATAAAAAGAGCAGAAGCCACAGAAAAAAGACAAATTGAAATGGCTGGATCATTTATTAATTCTGAAACATCAAAACAAGAAAAAAAAGAAGTAGGAAATTATTCATTTGTTCGCGCAATCAGATCAAAAGCTGAAGGTCGTGAATTGGATGGTTTGGAAAAAGAAATGCATGATGAAGCAAAACGCGAAGCACAACAAAATGGTGTTTCTGTTAGCGGCATTGGTATTCCATCACTTGTTTTAGGTGAAAAAAGAGATTTGACAGTTGGAACAGATAGCCAGGGGGGTTATACAGTACCAACAGCTGTTGATGGTTTTATTGATGCACTGCGCGCAAAAATGTTAACTACACAATTGGGTGGGCAATTAATGACAGGATTAAGCGGCAACATTGATATACCAAGACAAGCAACAGCAAGTTCTGCAGCTTGGGAAGGTGAAAATGATGCAAACGCAGAGCAATCACCAACATTTGAAAAAATTAGTTTATCCCCAAAAAGATTAGGTGGTTATTCAGAGATTTCAAAACAGCTTATCATGCAATCATCAATTGATGTTGAGAATTTTGTAAGAAATGATCTTATGATGGCAATAAGTTTGGCAATTGATTCAGCTGCTATTAATGGAAGCGGTTCATCAAATCAACCAACTGGAATATTAAACACAACTGGAATTGGTTCTGTTGCTGGTGGAACAAATGGAGCAGCCCCAACATATGCAGATATTATAAATCTTGAAAGAGAAGTTGCGGTTGATAATGCTGATTTGGGTAACCTGGCATTTTTAACAAATCCAAAAGTAAGAGCAAAACTAAAAGGCACAGCATTAGATTCCGGTAGTGGTCTATTTGTTATGCAGTCAAATAATGAATTAATGGGATATAAAGCTGGGGTTTCAACCCAAGTTCCAAGCGATTTGACAAAGGGAACAGGCACAGCATTATCAGCAATAATATTTGGTAATTGGAATGATCTGATGATAGGACAATGGGGCGGTTTAGATATAGTTGTTGATCCTTATACATTGGCTACAACAAACATGTTACGCGTTGTTGCCAATTCATGGTGGGATGTAGCATTGCGCCATCCGGAAAGTTTTGCAGCAATGGTTGATGCTGTTACAACATAAGCAACCAAATTATTGCTTTTTTGATAGTTCCGCGCAATTTTGCGCGGGGCTATTTTAAAAATTTAAAACTATGAATGATAAAATAAAAGTAATTTTTTTAAAAAATGCAATCGGTGTTGGATTGGCATATTTTAAAGATGATGTTGCTTTTTTAAATCCGCCAAGTTATGATGATCTGTTTGATATGGGTTATGTTGAAAAATATGATGGTGATGTGCCAAATGATGGATCATTACCTTTTGACATTCCGGGGCATCAGAAATTAATCACAGCGGGTTTTGAATCACTTGATGAAATTGCCAAAGTTGAAGATTTAACAATTATCCAGGGGATTGGCAAAGTTTTATCAAAACAAATTATTGAGTATATAAATAAATAACAATGGTTTACAAGCTAAAAACAGCAGCCACATCAGAACCGGTTACATTAACAGAAGCAAAAGCACATTTGCAAGTTACAGTAAGTGATGATGATACTTTTATAGGATCATTAATTACCGCTGCGCGTATGCATGTGCAAAGCTATATGCATAGGCAGCTTATGCCATCAACCTGGCAACTGTTTTTGGATGTATTTCCAAGTGATACAATTTATATAAAAGAATGTCCGGTAACGGCAATAAGCTCAATAAAATATGTTGATGAAAATGGTAGTGAACAAACATTATCATCATCATTATATTCTTTGGATAAAGAAAGTGAACCAGCGCGGCTAAACCCTGTTTATGGCGAAAGCTGGAAAACTACACAAACCCAAAACAATGCCGTTACAATTGAATTTACTGCCGGATATGCAGATGCTGATTCTGTACCTGGTGCAATTAAAGCGGCAATATTATTATTGGTTGGGTTTTTATATGAAAACAGAGGGGATGAAGGTCATAGGACCATTCCAAAAAGCATATATCATTTAGTTGATCCATATAAATCATTTGATTTTTATGAATAAAAACATTCCAAATATTAGTGCATTTTATCATTCAATTAATATTGAAACGCCAACATTGACAAAACAGTCAAATGGTGAAGATGTAAAATCATGGGGTGTTTTTTTGTCAACAATGGCAGCGATCCAGGTAAATAAAGTTAATGAAAAAGCTGAAAACAACATGTTATATTCTGATGATACTTTTAATTTTTACATCAGAACAAAAACCGGGATAAACCGAAAAATGCGGGTGGTTTATAATAGCGATTATTATAATATAGTTGGTATAATTACCATTGGCAGAAGATACCAAATCATTAAAACAAAACTTGTGGAGTAATGAACATAACTTTTGAAATAAAAGATTTAAAACGCGTTAGGCGGCAAATGGATGCATTACCCGATAAACTGCAAAGACAAACAATATTGCCAATATTGAGAAAAAGTACGCGCCCATTAATTAACACAGCTAAATCAAAGCTGTTAAGTCATGGGCAAAATTACTCATCACTTGCAAAAAGTATAGGCAACATAACCGCCAAAAGTAAAAACGCAATTATTTATGTTGGTCCAAGAGTAAAAGGCAAATGGAAGTATATTGGTTATTATGCAGCATGGGTTGAATATGGTGTAAAAGGAATTAAAAAATCCCGCGGTGGGAGTGCTAAAAAAGCAAAAGATAATAGCTATGCCGGTTATGTGGCTGGCATAAAAAAAGGCGGTAGATATAGAAAAGATCAACCAGCGCGCCCATTTATGCGCCCAGCAATTGATAATCAAAAATCAAATATTGGTGGTTTGTTAACTAAAAATTTTGCAAAATATTTGGATAAGGTAATTCAAAGAAATCTGAAAAAATTATGATCGGGGATATTGTTTATAATATACTTTCAAATGATTCAAATGTTACCGGTTTGGTTGGAACAAAGATTTATCCATTAATGGCAACCCAGGGAACTGAATTGCCATATATAACATACCAAGTAATTTCAACATCACCCAATAAAAATAAGGACCGGGAAATATCATTAAAAGCTATTAGGTTGCAAATTGATATAATTGGCAATACATATTCATCAGTAACAAATATATCTGATAAAGTTGTTGATGCAATATCATATAAAACGGGAAATTATAGTGGTTATGATGTTGATATAATAACTTTTGAAGATGAAAATGATTTATCTGATATTGAAAATGATTTTTACCGAAAAGAACAGGATTATATAATTAGAATAAAAATATAAACATGGCAAAGAAAAAACAAGAATCTGATCCGCAATACATTGGCGGAGGATACCAGGTAACATTAACCAGGGATTTTCAGCGTTTGGATGGGAAGGTGATCCCAGCGGGTAGAACTTTTTATGTAACTGGGGATTTTTATACCCAATTAAAAAGTGATGGATATTTAGAAAAAAAAATTGATAAACAAAACAAAATAAAAATTAAAGAGTAATGGCAACAGCGGGAACAATAAACGGAACTATTTTGGCGATCTACATAGGCGGCACAAAAATAGACAAACAATTATCAGCATCATTTAGTTTTTCACATGAACCAAGAGAATCCATAACAAAAGATGATGGTGGCTGGGGTACTAAAAGACCAGGAAAAAAATCATGGGAAGCATCCGGAGATGCTGAAACAGCATTTGATGCGACTGAAGGCTATGATGAATTATCAACAGCTTTAATAAATGGAACTGCATTAACATTATTATTTTCAACTGAGGTTTCCGGTGATACAACATTTACCGGAACAGCTTATATAACAAAATTTGATGTTGAAGCTGGTGTTGAAGAAGATAGTAAAATCAGTTATGCATTTGCTGGAAGTGGTTTACCAACAAAAGGAACAGTAACTTAGTAATTTTTTCTCATACTTTGAACCCCATCTGCTATTTTGGTGGGTGGGGTTTTTTTAAAAATTAAAAAATAAAAGCAATGAATGAAGTAATAATTAATGGTAAAAAATATCCGGTGAAATTCGGATTAAGTAGGATCAAATCCTTTGCATTATCTAAAAATTTAAAAACAATTGAACAATTTGATAAATGGGTTGCAAAATTATCAGATGGAAGTTTTGAATCAATTCAAAACATGGGTGAGTTACTTTTAACAGGAATCCAAAGGGGTTGTCAAAAAAGTGATATTGATTGTGATGTTGATGTTGATGATGTTATTGATATGGCATTTGAAAATGCAGATGAATTTGGTAAATTAACTACAATATTAAAATTATCAATGGATACTGGTGAATCATTAAATGTTTCAAAGCAAACAAAAAAAAAGAAATAACAACCTGGCTTTGGATTGAACAGCAAGCGTTGGGGGTTTTGAATTTAAGTTTGGATGATTACCAAAACATTGAGTT